TCTCAGTCATTTTATTCTCCCTTTACTTTCGTTTGAACAAGATTATTATCTCTCATTTCGAAACGAATTGTCCAGTTACTTATAAACTTTTTTATAACGAATTTATAACAAGAAACTAGGCGGTTCGGTAATAAACTTGCCGCCTTTGGTATTTAAAGCAAACCAACGTTTTCTAAAGTTGTCCCAAACCGGCATCGTTGGCGAAGCATAGTGACCAAGCTTGTGGCCGCTGTTTCTTGCTTCATTCGCAACATCAGCGTTTGATTCCATTTCATCATTGTAAGTGCGGCAAACAAGGATCATGTTTTGTGTAGTATCCAGGATCTTCGATCCGCCCATACCCCTATTAGCACGATGATGAACAACTAAATTAGTTTGTGATCCGCAATGCCAACAGTATTCGTCTCTCTCTCGTACCAGTCTTGAAGTTTTTTGATTCAATTACCACTTCGTTTCTACACCGATTAATTTGGCCTGGGTGCCTAAAGCCATTAGTGCAGTTTGAATCTGGGAAATCTTTACTTTGACTCGATTGAACTCGGCTTTGCGCAGATCCCTTTGTAGCCTGGAGTCTGCCGCTTTTAGTTTAGCAATTGCCTGGCGATCTGCAACGGTTCCTTCGGCAGCTAAAAAAGCTTTCTGCTCAATTGTGTCTAATTCGTATTCTGCCTCAGCGAGTTTTTGCTCGCACTCAAATAAGGCAGTTGCACCTTTAGAGTTTTCAGCGATCAGTTCCGAGATTTGGTTCTGTAGTTCCAGCAACATCAACGAGCCTTATAAGTAATGGGACGAGTTCAGCATTGTAAAAACGAGCACGTTCAGGATCATTGAGACGAACCGCTTCCCTTGCGGCTTCCTCTAACTCCTGGATCTTTGCTCTCAGTATCAAGTGCCGTTGCATAGTCCTTCAATTTCTCTAGGATCTCAGCATCAGCATTTGCAGCTTTTGCTTTGGTATACAAAGATCTTAGATCCTGGACGTTCAAAATTTGTTCCGCCTCGGCGAGCCAGTCAACATCCGACTTTGCTACTTTAGCCATCTCTTCTCGTGATGCTCGCTTGTTGCCGCTAAGGCCCATGTTCGCCAGTGCTCTTCCGATGGCACTAGTCTCCGCGTTCTCCAATGCAGCCTGCTGATTTGCCCCTCCGGTGCCATCTTTTTCAAATGCGTATCCGGTCGCTTTGGGCAAGTTGTTAGCTTGATCTCCGGCACCTAAAAACACAGATGCTTTGATTACCCAAATGTTAGGTGATGCACCATCAACTGCGTATGAAAATTCCCACACAGTTGTGATCCTGCCATCAACATGCAACTCATAAAATCGCTTAATCCTAGATTCGACGGTCTCGTAATCTTCCAGGTTAAATCTCATCATCCTCATCCATTTCTTGGTCGTCTGCAAATTTCCAATTGTCACTCATCCAAAAAGAGCTATCTAGCCCTTTCATGTAAAAGTATTTTAAGTGCCCATTATCATCCTGGACTATTCCCGATACTCGACCTGTTACCCACGTAACATCATTCCCTAGCTCTCTCGAAACTGTAACTATGTCACCGAGTAGAATCATCATTTTTTTCCTTTCTTATTGATTACTAAAAATGGGTTATAGCCTGGACGAGTTTGTCTGCTTGCGACTCTATACCTTTCGCCCTCAAACTCCGCATAAGCGTATTTAGCATTTCCCATAATGCTTAGCACTTTTGACTTTGCTTCTTTTAGTTTGGCTGCTGCCTCATCGGCAGCCTCTTGCAATTGCACTAATTCGTGCGCGCCGTCGATCTCAATTTCAGATCCATCGATGTCGGGATGCATAGCTCTCACCGCCTCATAAGTCGAGTCTGATCCGTCAAAAGTAGGTTCCTTATTAGCTTTTACTAGCTCCCAAAACTCAGTTGCTTTCTGCTCAATTACCGATGCCTCAAACTCATCGAAGTCGATCCAGTGTTCCACCCAGTCCATAGCTACTAATCCCAGGATCACAGCCTTGCGTAAACCCATGATGTTCATGTAATGCATAACCTGGGCAATGTAGTTTGGCGGAATTTCATCCCAATAGTTACGGCCAGTTTTTACTTCAACTACAATCCACTCTCCATCGACCTTTGCAAGTGCGTCAGGATTGGCGTGCATGAAATCGTTGTTTGGGTGTTGATACGTTCCGGTCCTGTAGATTTCCCAATCCGGATGTTTCTTTGGCAGCAGTTGATCCAGGATCACGGGTTCGAGCACATTGCCTAAAACAACTGCAAAATTGTTTAGTTCTTTTTGTGGCAGGTTACCGCTCTTCACGGCCCACAAATAGTAAGGCGACTCCCATTTATTCAAACCCAAGATTGTTCCTACTTCTGATCCTCCGATTGAGTTTGTTCTAAGTTCATGCCAGGCTTTTGATCCTGACTCGAAGTCTCCAAGCAGCTTTGCGCTATTGAAAACTTCCGGTGTATGTCTCTTCATTATTCCCTTTCGCTGTTAGCTTTATCTTATGACTAACTCCCGACAAATTAGCGATACAAAGCACTTCAAGCTTCTACAAGCTATCGCTAGTGTCAAAAAAGTCCCATGCGAAGATTACAAAGAATTTATGTTTCCCGAGGATTTTCCTGATCCTGAAAAAAGAGCTGCGGCCGTCAGGTTGGCAAAGGCCTTGTGTCATCAGTGCCCAATTATTGAGGAGTGTTTTACTTACGCTCTCGAAACAGGCCAGGCCGCCGGGATTTGGGGTGGAACGGAAGCGCATGAAAGATGATCCATAAAAAGATGGATTTTTAGTTTCATCAAAACGCGTGTATCATTCACTTTATGAAAGCGGATAAAGCATACTTAGAACTGGCCGAAGCAATGGCCAACTCCCCAATTGTTCCACCATGCACAAATTCAGATCCGGAGGCATGGTTTCCGGAAAAGGGTGGAATGTTAGCACGTGAACTCAGAAATGTAAAAGCATTATGTGGATTGTGCCCTGCCAAACTTGCGTGTTTGAATTACGCACTTGCGGCCAATGAGCCATGGGGAGTTTGGGGTGGACTAACTACACCTGAGCGTCGTCGTCTGAGAGATCAGGATCAGAATCGTCAGCCAGGTCGTCCCAATCGAACTTCCCATCTTCAGTAACTTCGAGTGCATCTTTCACACCCTCGGAATCTGATTTTGCAACTGCAGCTCGATAAGCATTTTGGATGTCCTGGATCTCAAGAGTGCCCTTCCAAGCGACAGCAACTCCAACAGTTGTAAGCACAACAGCAAATGCGCTACCTACGCCAATAAGAGTTCCCATCAGCCAATCACCTGCAACCGCACCAATTGCCGTGCCACCAAACATTGTGGCAGCCGTAAGTCCTAGGGACCTAACTAAAATTTGACGGATTGACTCTTTCACTTTAGTTCCTTCTTGCAATGTGGGCATGCGTAAATAATTTTGGTTTCAACAGGCTTTACCTTTTCCACCACCGTTTTAGTTTGCGTGTTCGTTTGTTTCTTCTCAGGCCCTTGGGCGTTTGCGAGAATGAGTTTGTAGAGATCGACTTTTGATGTCGTCGCACCGAACACACCTTTCACCGTTTTAGATGCCGTTGCATGTAAATGAGATCCTGTTGTTGCGCTTCCAGTGTTACCTACGCGCAAATACTTTTGCCCGACTTTTACCTTGTCGCCAACTTTAGTTTTAGTTAGTGGTGACTCGTGATCGCCTTTACACTTGTCTCCGTGTATCGAGCAAGTCAAATGACAATAGGCGATGAACCAGGTTTTATTTTCGTTGATGTCCCAAGCTGTTTGAACAACAACCCAACCTAAGATCCTGGACCACTGAATCAATCTGACAGTGCCAGAAGCGATTGCCGGAATTAGTGTTCCGGTTTTTGCCGCCCAATCCGTGCCTGAGTGAGGCTGCATCCCCCTGGATCGACGGTAATCTGAAAGTGTGCCATAGTGGCCTGTGATCCGAGAATCCGGAAAAGGCAAGATCCAACTCATAGCAATCCAATCAGGGCAACGGACACGGCGCCAATTACGGCTCCATAAACAGTGTAAATAAGTTTGGCAACTAGTTCAACTCGAGATAAGCGATTATCCATCTCGGCAACTTTACCTGGGAGATACTTTAGGCCGCGGAGTTCAGCAACCATTTCAATTTGTACGTTTGAAACCTCAATGAGCTTCTCGTAAACTTGAACGTTTGTGATCCTAACCGAGTTTGTTTCGTCAGCCAATTGCTACACTGATCCTTTCTAGAAATCCGTGTAGGTTGGTATCTATTTTACTTGACTTCAAGAACCTTGACAACGGCATCAACCGTGTCAGAAATTGCGTAGAGACTGTCGTCCGCATTCGTCTGAAATACAGTGTTGTTTGTTTCACTTAGAAGAATTCCGTTGCTTGCCGACACGTCTGATCCACCGACGTAAGTAACGGCGCCAGTAGTTCCAGACTGAAGATAAACAAGCTTGTTAGAAATAAATGGTCCCGATACTTCGGTAATTGAAGTGCCGACTGTGACACC